GAGAGAAGTCTTGACTTTTCCCTCTCGGTATGCTTCTTCTTTCACTTTAAGAATTCACCCAAAGAGATGCTTCTCCGGAGGACCTCGTGAAATGATCAGCCTAAAGCTACCGAAGAAGAAGTCCGAGGATGACTCGCCCATGGTCGATGGCAATGGTTCCGATTATCCCTACGGTACGCGCATCACACTTGAAGACGAGTCGCTAGGCAAGATACCCGCGCTTCAGGACGTCAGCGACGGGGACCCTGTCATGCTGACCGCCAAGGGTAAGGTTGTGATGGTATCCAGTGAGGAGCACAACGGAAAGAAGTCTCGGCGTGTCGAGATACAGATCGAGGAAATCGACGTCACTGACAAAAAGTCCTTTGGCGAAGGCTTCAATCCAACCACGTAGAGGTGTCATATGCCAGTAGCACAGACATCAGCCGCGGGCATAGGGCCAGCTAACAACTTGGCTGGCTTCATCATTCAGCGCCGCAAGCAGTGGGGCGATAACCGTAAGCCACTTGAGAAGCGCTGGCAGCGGAACTCGGAGGCGTTTCGCGGCATCAAGGATGGCGTGTGGAAGCCAGAATCAACGGATGTGTGGCGTTCCAAGACCGTAAGCAATGTGACCCGCCAGAAGGTAATATCAGCGTTTGCCATGGTATGCGACCATCTCCTGAGCGGCGGCAAGATCCCGTTTCTCCTGAAGCCTGCGCCGTGGGATGAGATGTTCGACAAGGACATGACACCCGAAGAGAAGTCTGCAAACAAGGAGGACATCGACAACATGCGCAAGTTGATCGAGCAGCAATTGCTCGACTGCGCAGCTGACCGTGCCTTCATGCTGAACCTGTTATCAGAGGCGATCTACGGCCTGACGTATGCAAAAAGCCGAATCCACGACGTGGAGCGGAAGGGCTGGCGCAAGACATCGATCGCGCCGGAGGGAATGGACGTGTCCCGGGCAGGAGACGTTTCCACACTTTACAAGCGTTTCTCGGAGATATACACCGCAAGAACGTGGGAGTATGTCCCTGTGTGGGCCGTCTTCCGCGATCTGGAAGGCCCTATCGATATATGCGCAGGCGTCCTCCATGAGCACCTTGTGTCTCCGTACTGGCTGCGCCAGCGGTTAGGGCAGGCGTTCTTTATTGACGAGAACATTCGTAAAGCACTGTCCACGGCTCGGAACACAAGCAAGAGCGGCAAGGCTCCGGTGGATGACGAGACGGCGCTGGCCCCGGCGCTACGCCAAATCAAGTGGCGCGAGGGAACGATCGCATACCGCGAGTTTTGGGGTCGGGTACCGAGGCGATTCGTTGAAGCATTCGAAGCGCTGCAGGTGGACCCGAATGCGGTACCGCCTACAGAAACTGACGAGGCTCAGGACGGCGACGACGTGGAGTGCATGGTCTGCGAGGCCAACGGTGAAGTGGTCCGATACCGCCGCACGGAAATCAAGGATCGCCCATTCTTCGAGGGCATGTGGCAGGAAGAGATCGATGACATCGGCCCTACGGGCGTTGCAGATAACGCCTGTAACGCGCAGGAGATGCTGAACAAGGCAGTACGCCTGTTCGAGGACAATAAGCAGCTGGCGGGGAACGTGATGGGCGCGGTGAAGCGGCAGTACCTCGACGAGGACGTGACAGACTTTGGCCCGGGTAAGATGTTTGAAATCGCCGATGACTGCGACGATGCTCGCAAGGCGATCACTCAGATTACGATGGTCGACGTCGGAGAATCCCTGCTATCATTGATTGAACTGGCCGAGAAGTATGCTGACATGGACACGCTGATTCCCAAGTTGCAGCAGGGTTTTGATGTTCACGAACCTCAGATGCGGGCATTTGTTGCAGCCCAGCAACTGGAGAAGAGCGGCAAGTACATCTCGCAGGTTATCCGGAACAACGACGAGAAGCTGATCGAGCCGATGGTCGAGCTGTTCTACGACTTCAACATGGAGGATCCTCAACTACTCAAGGGCAAGGGCGCGTATACCGTCAAGGCGCTAGGGTTCACTAGTTTCCAAGACCGCGTTGAGCGTATCACCAAGCTCAACCAATACCTGAGTATCCTGCTGTCTGACGAGGAGTTGAAGCATGAAGCGAAGTTCCGGTACTTCCTCGAGGAGATAGCCAAGTCGCTGGAGCTGGATCCTGACCAAGGGCTCAAGAGCGAAGAGGACAAGATGACGGAATCGCAGATCCCTAACCCGCTGGCCGAACTTGAGATGCAGAAGGCTACGAAGGAGATCGAGCAGATCGACGCGGAGATGCAGACGCAGCAGGAAGAACTCTCCATCAAGCGAGAGGAGCTTGACCTGAAACGCGCCACCGCGATCGCAGGGATGGAGAAGGACGCGCAGGAAGAGCCTGCAGTCGCTACCGTGCAGGAATAGTCAAGTTTTTTAGCTTGTAATGATTGAGTGGTTGTGATAGGGGCCTAAGTAATGAACGGCAAGAACATCGTCGCAGTGTTAAAGTCTGAGGATCGCATACGCGAGCTGGCGTCCTTGCCACAAGTTGGCCCCGGGAAAAGCATTATTGAAGTTGTAACCGCAGAGAGAGACAAGATACGTGGGTATTGCGAGTCAACCCCGGAAGCTGCTGATCTCCACGTTAAGATGGCTCAGGTACAGAAATTGAACGAGGTGCTGGACCTGCCCTACAAGGCGCAGCAGATCATCAACAAGCAGGAGAAGAAGGAGACGAAATCATGAAGAAACTACTTACTATCATCGCAGTGCTGTGTTTGTTTGCTGGGTTGGCGTTTGCGCGTACTGAGAGCGGCGACAAATATTACACGGGTCAGATTGACATGGACCACGCCCGGACCATCAAGGTTGAAACGCTGGACAACATCAAGGGGCAGACGAACATCACGGTCAACGCTCCCATTGATGTCAACGGAATCGTTCGCGCAACTACGACGTTCGATGGCGGAATAGGCCCAACGTCCTGTCTGTCAGGAGTGACGGTGAACAACGCCATCATCGGCAACCAGATCAGGACGACGATCAGCATAACCAATGCAGCCATCTTAATCAGTTCTGATGCTGGAACTAATGGATTCGGATTCGCCAAGCTGGCAGTATGGCCTGAAGGCGTATGGGGTTTTGACGGCGCAGTAGCCGATGGATTACAACTTACTACAGTCCAGACCACGAAGATGCCCTACACATCAGGCGGAGACTTCGCTTGTGGTTCTGCATCCACAATCACGAATGTGTTGTCTGGCACCACTGCGAACATCATCCCCAGCACGAGCGTTGATCCAATTGGAACCAATGCGGTAAATTCCATACTGGCTACTGATATCATCATCGACGGGTCATCAACTGCGATAGCGATGTATCTGAACTGGGGTGCAGACCAGCACGATTTCCTAGCTGCGTCTACCCGGGCCACGAATGCGTTTAGCGGCGACATCGTTGTGATCTCGTCACCGCTCGGCGATAACTAACTCAGCTCACACGTTGTAAAAAGGGAGAACAAGATTATGGCAGCGAAGAAGAAAGCAGAAGCGAAGAAGGCCGCGGACCCTCAAGAGCCGGAAGCTCCGAAGGCTCCTGCAGTTCCTGTGGAAGCGAAGGAACCGGAAGCGAAGAAGCTGAAGGTTATCTCCGGCAAGGTCTCCATCCGCGAGGACGGGGTCGTGCTGGTGGACACGAAGGACGGCGACGAGGTAGAGCTTGTCGCCATGCCTAGCCTGACCCGTTCTATCCGCAGGGCTGGCGCAAGTGTATTTGAACAGTGGAAGAAGGAACAGGGGCTGAAATAGCCTCGGCCTTGTTCTGAAACGTTAACGAGAAGGGGTATCCAATGGTAGTCGAAGAGTTAGAAGAAGGCTTAGAGCCTCAAGGAGCCAGTGCAGAATTTGGCGAGGGTTTCGCCGAAGACAAGCACATCGACACGTCTGCCGATGAACCAACCGCAGAAGAGAAGGCCGCCTCCGAGGCGGAAGCCGATGAGAAGGCTGCCAAGGCAGAGGCGGATGGCAAGACACCCGAGGAACTGAAGGAAGAGGCCGACGCTGCTGGCAAATCCGAGAAAGAAGCCGCAGAGCAAGATGCTGCGGCCAAGGCGAAGGAAGCTACAGACAAGGCAGAGGCCGAGAAGTCAGCTGCCGATCGCCTAGAGGACAGGGTAAAGGAAGCAGCGAAGGAACCCCCAAAGATTGACCCTGCCGCGGAAGCAAAGAAGACCGAGGAAGCGGCTTCTGCCAAGAAGGCAGAGGAAGCCGAGACCAAGGTAACGATTGACTTCAGGGGCTTGGATAAGGAAGCCCTGAAGGATACGAAGATCAATGTCGTGGGTGAGGACGGAGAGCCTGTCGAGCAGACCCTTGACGAATTCTCGAAGAGCTACCCGGAGATCGTCGAAACGGCGGTTGCCATCTCTGAGGCCATGACGAAGAAGGCGTTGGAGGATGCCGTCGCATCCGGACAGGTGATTGGCGCAGATGCGCTGGCGTCAATACAGGCCGACATCGCGCACATGAATCTGATTGGCGAAATTGCACGCGAGCATCCCGACGTTCACAAGATAAACTCCGACCCGAAGTTTCAGGGGTGGCTGAAGGAGCAGTCCCCGGGCGTGCAGAAGATGGCGTTCGAATCCGGCGATCCGGCTGACGGCATTGCCATCCTCGATGCATGGAAGGAATCCGTGCTGTCCGACGAGCAGTCAGCAGCGAAGACGAAGGCGGCTGAGAAGAAGAAGGATAAGGAAGATCTGCACAAGGGCACTATTGAGGGCGAGAAGAAGGAGCCCCCGAAGTCCGATGTGGCCAAGGATAAGGAGGACTTCGGTGCAGGGTTCAACGATAACAAGACCCAATAGGGTGCGTGACGTTGTCGTTGCGGGGTGCCAAGAGCCCGTGCTGGATATGGCGGGCGCACAGCAGTTTAGGTGTACGACTTGCGGCAAGCGGTTAGCGGATACGTTGCTGCTGTCGGGATCGATTATTGAAATCTGGTGTCCACGGTGCAGGGAGCTACGAAGGCTCTGCAAAGTGTGACGTGAAAAAGAAGCAAGCCAGAAGGCCGTAGAGCCTCCGTGCTAACGAGAAAGAGCACAACAGCAGGAGGCTCAAATGCACAATACGTATGGCGATATTAGCCCACGCACAGCTGGGTTTGCCACGCGGAAACTTCTCGAACGCGGACAGCACCTCTTGGTGTTGGAACGTTTCGGGCAGGTGGACGCGCAGGGCAAAAACAAGACCAAGACCCGCAAGTACCGTCGCTACCGCTCGCTCCCGAGAGCAACGGCTCCATTGGCCGAGGGAATCTCCCCGGCTGGTCAGCGACTGACCTACGAAGACATCACTGTAACGCTGGAACAGTACGGCGATGCGGTTGAAGTCACAGATGTGGTGTTGGACACCCACGAAGATCCGGTCATGGACGAGACCACGAAGCTCATGTCTGAGCAGTTGGCAGAGACCATCGAGGTAATCCGGTTCAACGTACTGAAAGCAGGAACGAACGTGTTCTATCCTGCCGCAGCAACGACCCGGGCAACGGTCAACAGCCCGATCACGCGTGGTGTACTGCGCGAGGTATACCGATCACTGCGCCGCAACAAGGCCCGCCCGATCACCGAGATCGTAAAGGCATCGGCAATGATCAGCACAGAGCCTATCGGCTCTGCGTACTTCGCGCTTGGTCACACCGACCTTGACGCGGACTTCCGCGGCTTGACGGGCTTTGTCCCGATCGAGCAGTACTCGAACTCCGACAGCGCCCTCCCGGGCGAAATCGGCAAGATCGAGAACTTCCGCATCATCCTCACGGCTCTATTCGAGTCTTGGGAAGCAGCTGGCACAGCAGGGACCACGTACCTATCCGGTGGAGCGCAAGTCAGCGCCAGCACCGCGTGCGACGTCTACCCCTTGATCGTGTTGGCGCGTGATGCGTATGGCATCGTACCGCTGCAAGGGCAGAACGCGGTCACCATTGCCGTGGTTAACCCGAAGCCGCAAATCGGGGACATGCTGGCTCAGAGGGGTTTCGCCTCATGGAAGACCATGCAGGGGACAGTGATCCTTAACCAGTTGTGGATCGCAAGGGTTGAAGTAGCGTGCACAGCCGCTCTCGACTAAGAAGAAATAGAACAGCAAACCGTAAGAAGGAGATTTCATAATGAAATTGTATGCTGGAACATTCAATGGGACGGGTGCTGATGTCTATTTGTGCATCGGCTTCATCCCTGATTGGGTCAAGGTTCGGAATCTTGAAAACGCTGAGTGTGAAGTGATTGTCTGGAACAAGCACATCATGCGAGCAACTGAGATCACGGATGGCGTTCGTTACCACGATGCCTCTGGTATCGTTGGCACAGTGCTGACTACTGGGAATGGTATTCGCCCTTATGAAGGCGGAGACATGCTCTCATCGAGCAACCAGACCTCGGTCACGTATGGCGAAGGTATCTACCTCGCTCGTGATGTGAAGGACTACAGCAAGAGCGATATCGCATCTGGTGCCGATCCTATCGACACTTGGTCACTGGACACATCGGGAAGCCGATCCGGTCACTTCAATGGCGATGTGGCTGGCACGTACATCGGTGAAGGTTCTGAAATCGTCATCGCCAATGACACCGAAGGCAAACGCTATGCGACGGCTATCGAGTCGGTCACTGCTGCCTCTGGCGCTGCGGCGGATGAAGTAGTCCTTCAGCGTGCTATCTCGTCTGGTAAAGTTCAGTTCATCGGGGGCATGTATGACTACGCGCCTATCGCTCTTGGAGTCGCAACGAAGCAAGGCTTCCTCCTGAGCAACACCGACGTCAACGTGAACGACGAGCTCTGCATGTTTGAAGCAGGCTGCTACGACCAGTAATCGTTACGAGTGAGCAGGAAATTGAGTGGGGGCTTCGGCCCCCGCTCCTTAACACACGGAGAGTATAGTCATGACCGAAGAGGCCAAAAAGAGCACGACGAGCGCTGAGAGCGCCAAAGCCATGAGTCCCAAGCCAGCGACCAAGGGAGAGGCGAAGAAACAGGAACCCTACTTTCAAGTCAGGTTCCACGATAAATCGCACGCCAACGACGCGGACGATGTTATCCTGTCCGTTCAGGGCGAGATACTCCAGATCGAGCGGGGCGAGATTGTAACTATCCCCGAGCGATACAAGGTCGCCGCTGAGAACGCTCAAATTCCGCAGTTCACGCAGGTGCCGAACGAGCCACGGAAGATCACCGGACACGTGAAGTCGTACCCGTTTGATCTCATCGGCCCGGGCAAATCTGAGGACTTCCTTCTTGCTCGGAAAGAGGGCACAGAGCGGTCTAAGAAGCTGGTCGCTTCGTCAGGCTAGAACACTCCGTTGTAAAGGGGCGTAAACCCACCGGAGGTGTGGAATGGCACAGGCAACAGCTTTCAGTTCGCTGTATCCATTGATACGCAAAGAACTGCCTCGTTGTACAGTGGCTATCATGCTGCAGGCTCTGCAGCGTGCAGCACGCAGGTTCTGTGTCGAGTCAGACGCATGGCATGAGGAGGTCAACGTGCTTCCCGTCGTGAGCTACCAGCAGGACTATGACCTGACGGATGCGTTTCCGGACTACGATGCGGACATAAAGCGAATACGCCATATCGAGGTTAATGGATCCCGGCAGGATCCCGACTACTTCATTCTAAAGGATAACAAGACGCTCCGCTTCCACACTGGGTCGTGTCCCAACAATCTTGACAGTACGCTGCTCGTATGTGCCGCGGCAGGCGACGCTACGATCGCGTTCTGGACTGCGATCACCGATGGGTCAGTTACGGTCGCCATCAACTCGTCAACGTACTTAGTTGAGGAGCTAGACTTCTCGGGGTGCGCTGACATGGCGGAGGTAGCGCTGGCCATCCAGACAGGGATCCGCGCAGCGATATCCGGCAATGCCGGACACATGCGCTGGTATACGGATCACTTCGTGATGTTCGTACACGGAGGCGACATCAGTTATCTAACCGCTGGCACGAGCGGGACCGACATTTCAGGGGCCACGCACATGAACGGACTGACAGGGGCAGGATCGCTGTCAGCCTTTATCGAGTTGGACGTTGTGCTGGTTCCTCATCTGGCGACTGACGACCTCCCTAACTGGTTCCTCGAACGATGGGCTGAGGCGATCGTCGCCGGGGCCTTGGTAGAGTTACGCAGCGAGGAAGGCAGGAAGTGGTCAAATCCAACACGAGCGGGCTACTGGATGGGCGCGTACAACAGGCACAAGGCTGAGGCTCGGCGCGGAAACCTGACCCGCTTCTCGGGCGGATCCAAGAGAGTGGGTGTGTCATGACGGCAGCGGATATCATCGAAGAAGTAAGGCGACAGGTATCAGACAACGAAGGCGGCGGCGGGGCGTCACAGACGTGGAAAGACTCCGAATACGTACCGTTTGTGAACCAAGCGCAGCACGCGATCTTCAGGGATCACCCCGAGTCCCAGTTGGCCGCAGCAGGAACGCTAATCACGCTGACCGAGGTCGCTGCCAAGACGACGGTCATTGTAATCGATGACATCTACAAGGAGCCATTGGTAGCGTTTGTCGCATGGAAGTTCTTTGCATCAGATGACAAGGATCAGGCCGATAAGGCTCGGGCTAAGAAGTTTCAGGATGAGTACGATAAATACTTCACCGCTGGGTAACGGGAGCATGACATGGTTGCATCCAAGTTTGAGGCAGAACGAAGGGCGCTCAAAGAAGATTTAGCACAACTGGTCTCCTACGGCAGCAACCCGCAGACGGGCGACATAGAGTTGGTTAGACGGTGGCCCATCAGGAGAGACAAGCTCCGCGCCTCCTGCCTGACGTTCATCAATAAGTACACTGGCGTCAAAAACTTCAGTAATGAGCGCTACGCACTAGAGGATCCCCTTGCCGACCAGAAACCGTATCCCGGTACGTGGCGCTCTGTTACCAACACCGAGGCCCCGGAAGGGGTATCCGCAGAAGAGCAGGGCATCTACCAGACGCTGCGCCTCGGCTACGCACAGACCATCGATTGGACAGAGGCTCGGGTTATTAACGAGCACCGATATCCTAGCACAACGGATGCGGCACTTGTATCCAATACGACAGGCGACAACCCACGCCGCTGGCTCGAGGTGGTGTTCCCCAATTGCGATCCGAAGAAACTGTCTACACTGGCTGCATCTCTTTCCGCTACCACGCAGCTCAACCCAGTAGTAAAGACGGAGACCTATACGGGAACATGGCACAACTCCGGCGTTGGCACTGGCCGCGCTGAAGATGGCAGCGGTTTTGTAACCATCGCACTATCATTGTCGCAGTTTACTTTGAAGCTCTTTCAGCATCTCGGCACGCCGAAGCAGGCGGACATTTACTACTGCCACGACGTGCCAGCTGATCTTGCGCAGGGAATTGGAACGGCGTGGAGGGCGCTGGCCATAAAGGGGAGCGTGGCGACGGCCAACTTCAATCCCGACAAGAACACTTGTACCATGATCCTGACGAAGCGTACCGGATCATCGCTCACTGCAGCGGATCAGGTTAGCGAGTCGGACTGCCGCTTCGTCACCTATTCCACATGGTACTTCGGCTACGAGTACACCGATGCCTTGGCGATCAAATGCCCCACTGGGACGCAGGGCATCCAGTACCGGATGCGAGGGCCGCAGGACAATGGCGATGGGACATACGATGTGTGGGTATATGCCACGCATCGCATCTTCCAGAATATACCCGAGTTCGTATCATCCTACGGGCCGCAGTTGTACGGAAGGACAGCGGAAGAGATAGGCGTCTACGATGAGACAGCAAGTCTTGCACTGCCCGATGATGTGGTGCAGGCGCACCTGTACAACCGCCGCATCACCAAGAATCCTGACTGCACCTACGACGTGGGCCGGGACGATGACGAAAGTATCCCGTATAACATCGGACCCGTGACAACGAGAAACGGAATCTTTGGAGCCAAGACGCTGCGCTTCTATGGGAACCAGCTGACTGAGGTCGCCAGTCCAGCAGACCTGTATGGCGAGATGTACGATGCGAGGACCACGCTGAATCGTGACAACACCTACAA